TTCAGCCCCGCCCCGTTCCCGGTTATCGTATCCTGCCACTTACCCAGCGTCATGCCAGCCTCCGGCTACTTCAGAAACGGAATAAACTTCTTGACCATGGCACACGGCCCGGACAGCCACCCGAAATACTTATCCGCGATCCACGCAACCACGGCCAGCACACCCACCACGCCCAGGAACCAGTACCACCAGGGCGTCCGCTTCTCCTCCATCGCCTTGGTCCCCGGATTCGTGGACACGGTTTCAAAGTTCGTGTCGCTCTTCAGCGGGATCAGCGCCTGCCGCAGCGTCTTCTTTTTCTTCTTCACCTTCAGCACTGTCGGTTCAGAGGAAGGCGGCACGACGATCTCTAGAACCTTGTCGTTCTCCCATCCCGCCGGTTCCTGGATAATCTGCTTCTCGACCGGGATCTGGAACGTCTCCGGAGCCGCGGGCATACCCGCAGCCGTAACCTCCGATGCCAGCCGCACCACGGGCTCTGGCGCTTTCTTCCCGCAACCCGGAAGAACTGTCGCGGCAAGTCCTACGATCAACAGGAGCGCGACAAACGACTCCCGCATCACCTGTCGGGGAATCTCGAAATTAAACTGAAGGCGGCGCTGACGCATTGTCTGCTCCCTTCATCTTTTGGACCGTTTCCCCGGCCTTGCTGAGACCGTACAGCGTACCTATGAACAGCGCCACGCCGCCCAACTCCGGTATAGTCTTCGTGTTCCAGACAACCCAGGACACCCAGGCGATAGAACATACGAGCGCAAGAAACCCTCCCACCCGACCGAATGATACGGTCCCCTCCGTTGAAAACATCGCTTTACAGAATTCCATGGCTCACGCCTCCTTAATATTCATACCCCATGATGTTCACACTGATCGTCGGGGTGTTCGTGACAAAAGTAGCGACCGCACTGATCCCGAATTGCAGCGTTCCGTCACCCGTAATTTCAAACCCATCCGGCAGGGGAAAGGTCACCCGGTCCCATGCCAGCGATGTGGCCGGAGTAGCGCTCTGCATCTGGATCAGCGTGTTGGTGCTGGCCGAGATGATCCCGGCGGTATTCGTCATGAGGCTGATGATCGTGCTTTGCGCCGTCCCGGTGACGTTCCCGCGTGTACCCACGGAAATATTGGTGATCCTGAATTTCTTCCCCGAGGTAATCACAAAGCTGGTCCCCGACGCGCTGCTTACGAGGGGCGTCGATTTTATCAGCGTGATCGCCGTGGATACTCCCGTTGCCCCGGCAAGCACGTTGTTCGCAAAGTAGCTCACCGGAGTGCGCGACACGTTCACGGTGTCCCGCGTCAGGAGCGCCCCATCGGAACCCACATACGGCACGTTGTACGTGGAAATCCCGTCATACCCGTAGATAAGCATCGTCCTCGGTATCATCAGTTGCCCAGGAGTCACCCCGCCGAGCGACGGATGGTCCAGCTGCTGACCTGCAAACGCAGGAACTGCCAGCATCATAAATGTGAAAACAACCGCGATCATCTTTTTCATGCGTTCCCCCTTATGCGTTCTGTACGATCTTCAGGATGTTCATGTACCGCCGCTTGCAGTCCACCGGATGCTCCTTGCCGTACTTCGTGAAGTTCAGCTTGAAGTCCAGCACGTCCTTCGCCAGGAACGGCTTCCCGATCCACGAGAGATACCCCACCAGCGTCTTCGGGCTGTTCACGCTGTCCAGGTGGTACTGATTGTCATAGTCGGCCACGGCCAGGAGCGCCGTATCATCCGACGGCAGGATCCCGAACCGCTCCAGCACAACCCGCGCACGCGTCAGGCATCCCTCCAACTGATGATCGTCGTACCGCTCGATGATATCTGCATGCTTCCGGAGCTTCGCCTCCAGCGGCTTCGGATCAATGGTCTGCGCCTTCAGCCCCACAACCTCATCATCCGTGAACCCGCACTCCTTGAGACAGACGGACGCCAGCGGATTATTCGCCAGGTCGAACTGGCACACCCCGAACGACCAGCCGCTCTTCCCAGACCTCACTCCGTCCGGATCGGAAAACTCTAGCGCAATATCCTTATCGCCGCCGCACTCGTTCTCGAAAATGATCTTTCGAAACAGGTCCACGTTCGGTTCGGTCATTTACCCACCACCGCGGCCACAGCCGGGGCCTTCTGCGCAAGAAGCAATATCAACGTGCCCACGACCCCGAGCAGGTTGAAGAACGACAAAATCAGCACACCCCAAAACCGTCCGTCCCAGGTCGTCTGCCATATCTTCACGTTTTTGACCTCCACGCGCAGAGCACAGTTGTCGCATTCACGTCGTATGATCGGCTTATCTTCGCTGTCTTCGGACACCGCACCCTCCGCCCCCTCGCTTACTTCATCATCCGCTTACGCGCGATATTCATCAGGTTGTCCGCCAGCACCGCCTGCTTCTTCGTGGCAGCGCTCTCCTTGCTTCCCGGAGCCGTGACCTTATCGGCCATCTCCCCCGTAGACATCCCCGCCTTCTTCGCCTTGGCCGAGAACGCGCCGGGATGCTTGATTACCTTCGACTTCGGTTTACCGAACAGCGTCGCCTTCACTGCCGCCCTCCTACTTGATTCCGAGATCGGCCGCGACCTGTTCCTCGGTCATCTTGGTGTTGTACTGCTTCAGAATCTGCGCGGTCCAGCGGGGCTTCGTCTCGGAAACCAGCTGGTTTCCGGTCCCGTCCGCCTTCTCTTCACTGGTGTACTCCGTGATGATCGCGTCGTTCAGCGCCTGGATCACGTTCGCGGGCACGTTGTGCTCCTTCATTCCCCGGCGGAACACGCGCCGAAATTCGTAATTCGAACCATCGGGCAGCGTGCCGGTAATGTTCACCGTCACCGTCCGCTGATCGTTCTTCTCCGATCCCTTCGGGATCATGATGGTGGAATACGGCTTCTCGAATACCCGCGGATCTTCGACCGCCGGAGGATTCTGACCCGCGGGCGGTGTCGGCCTGGTCAGCGCATCCAGGCGCTTGTCCGCCGCATCCGTTACCGTCTTCCGGGAATCCCCTTCGATATACGCCTCAATCTCCTCTGCGGTCGTCATTTCCGAAATGACGATAGTCGCATCGTTCACGTTCACATCTAATGACTTCATTCGGTTCTCCTTTTTGTTCAGGTTTTAAAAAGAAGGGGCGGTTTTCCGCCCCTCTTGATTCAGATGCTACCGATACGCCTCATACACCATGGTCTGCCCGGTCACATTCAGGTCCGCATCCGTCCCGATCGTGAACCCCGGAGCCGCTGACGTGCTGCCGCTGTACTGGCTGATCCCGTACGTATTGGTCACGAACGAGGTCAGCGCGAACGTGGTATTTGTCGCGGCGGTCTTGATTCCGGTCTTCGTTCCCATGCCGTTCGTCCACTTGATGCTCACCGCATTCGTCGGGGTGATGTTCGTCACCAGTACGGAATTCGGCTTCCAGCCCAGCGTCACGTTGATCGCCGATCCCGTTCCGGTTATGGTGCCGTATGCCATGGTCGGCGTATCCTGCGTCGCCTGGATCGCCGGAACTCCGATTACGAGGACCATCACCGCAACGACCAGCGCCAGCCCTGCAAATATCTTCTTCATCTCGTTTTCCCTCCGTCTTGAAACTGCCCGCCCTCGTTAGAAGGCGGGGCTTGTGGTTGATGGTTTACGTTCCGATGCTACCCGGTCACCCCGTGCTCGATGCGTCCGATCCAGTTGTCGTTCAGGATCCCGCCGCCCTGCATGGTCTTCCAGCCGACCGTGTTCCGCTGATGGAGCGGATCCGCTGTGCCGCCGCTGGTCTCCACATAGGTCTTGATGCCGTCCTTGCCGGAATACCCGCCAAACATCAGGATGCCGTAGGCTTCCTGTCCCACGATCAGCGTCGGGAATACGTCTTCCTTCACGCCGCCCGTGCTCTTATGGCCGACGCCCTTCGCGCCGCCTCCGTCCGCCCAGGACGTCATGTCGGGATCTTCGATGAACCGCACGAGGCCGACCGCGCCGTACTCGTTCTCGCGGATCAGCTTCATGTTGGCGTACTTGTGCGCCGGGGTGAACCCGCCTGACTCGGTGATGGTGTTCTTCAGGTCGTAGCAGGTGTAGGTCGAGCAGAACCCGACATACGTCGCCGGGATCGGCATGGTGTTGTAGCCCTGTGTCGCGGCCAGCACCTTCGTGATCTTCCGGGCCTTGTTCAGGTTCAGGGTCCGCGCCATCTTGTCGATCAGCACCGCGGATATGAGCGTATTCACATCCGTACGCTGCGCGCCGTTCGCGTATGCGATCGTGGTTCCCGCGATGATCTTGCCGAGCCGGATCTGGTTCAGCCAGTTGATCGCCTGCTCGCCTTGCCGCTCGCCGGTCACGGACAGGAGCGGGTCTTCCACCGAGTCCACGGAGATGTCGGACAGGATCACGTAATCGCCGAACTGCGTCAGCGGGAGCGTGATGTCCGTCTTCGTAAGCAGCGCCGCGTCCGGGGTAACGCCTTCGGCCAGCACCTTCGGCGTGGTCGGAAGGTTCTCGTACTTGCGGAACAGCGCCGAGGTGGAGTTGTGCGCCGGCACGGATGCGCGGTTCGGGATGGGCGGTTCGCCCACCGCGCCGTAGATGTCCTGCGTCTTGGCGGTCGAGAGCAGCGCTTTCGCCACCCATGCCGCCTGTTTTGCACTTATTGATGTTACGGCCATGTCTTACCCTCCTGATCGGGCGAAGGCAGCGCTTTTGCGCTTGTCATACTCATCGTCCGACATGTTTAAGATGTCATCGGGAGTTTCCTCCCGCGCGGGCCGTACTCCTCCGGTTACATCACCGAGTCCTCCGAGAGCCTGCTGCTTCTTCTTCGCATCCTTGCCGCGCGACGCCTCGTCCGCCTCCCAAGCCTGTTCCGCTTTGTACCGGTCGAGCAGTTCCTTGTGTGCCCGCGGGTCGCTGCTGAACAGCTTCATCACTTCCACGTCCGAAAGTTTGTCTGTCCACTTCCGGAATTCCGGGGAAGCATACACGGTGGCTATATCGGGATGGGATCCCTTGATCACGTCGCTCGTCGCAATGTTCGAGATGTTCTCGGCAATGGCCTGCTTTGCCTGGTCTTCGGTCGGCTGTTGAACTGCCTCGCCGGGACGGGAAGCATCCGCACCCCCGGCAGCAGGGCCTCCGTTTTCCATAAGCAGCCGCTGCGTAGCGATCTTGTCCGCAACGTAATCATCGTCTTCCCACAACCGCTGTGCCCCCGGCGTAAGAGACGAGATCAGTCCCTTGTGCTTTTCCCGGAACGCCTTGATCTGGTCGACCGTGATCGGCTGACTGAGCGCCAGTTTGCCGTGCTCTCCCTTGAGCGTTTTTACCTGCTCGGAAAGCTGTCGGTTCTGGTCTCCCCATCTCCGCTTTTCCTTCCGCTCGAACTCCAGGTCGTCCCGGAACTTCTTCAGCACCGGCAGGAGCGCCTTCGGAACTTCCGTTCCTTCAGGAACTCCCAATCCCTTCAAAAACTCGGTTTCTTCCTTTACAGCTCGGTCCGCCTCTTCCTTGGCCTTGGTATCATCAGCCGTTGCAGGTGCAGCTTTCCCCGCTGCATCTCCCTCCGGCTTCCTCTCCTCGGCCTGCCCTTTGCCCTCCGGGGCCGCGGATGGCGATCCATTGTCCTGCGTGTAGCGGTCAAGCTCTTTATCGAATATCTTGTCCGCCTCCGCCTGGGTGATCGGCTCCTGTCCGGTAGTCCCTTCCTGCGTTTTTACTTCCTCTTTTGCCGTTCCCTGCTCTGCCATGGTGCTCTCCTTTTGGGGTCCTCTTCGGATAGTCCCGGTACTGCGTTTATGATTCGGGTTCTCCGGGTTTCGGAGTAGTCCCGTTCTGTTCAGCCAGGTTGATGTAGAATTCCGCGCGCGCGATCACCCGCACCGCATACGCCCGCATCGCGATCAGGTCATCCAGGGTAAGATCGTTCCGGTCCTTCCTGCCTTCCCACACCTGCCGCTCGAACCCCTCGATATCGGCCTTGATGGTCTCGCAGAACTTCTTCAGTCCGTCCACGCCACCGGCCAAGATCGTCTTCGCCGTTTCCCGGTCCTTCTCGATCGCGTCACGGTTCGCCCGCTCAAGCTCATCCATCGCAGTCCTCATCGGATCTTTCATGCGGGCATCCCTCCCGTGGACGGCGCTGCCGCACCAGGCGAAGGAGCGACACCCGGAGGAGCCGAAACCATGGCGGCTTCCGGCGCCGGCTGATCGCTTCGCAGATTGTTCGCCATGGTCCGGAGCTTGTCCGGATTCGGGATCGCTCCGTCCACGTCCTTGATCCCGATGTTGTCACCCACCATGCGAAGCAGTTTCAGCGCATACGGATTGCTTGTCACCGCCGGATTGATGATGTAGGACATGAGCTGGAACAACTGCCCGTTCATCGTGTCCTTCACCATCTGCGCGGAAAGCCCGTTCGCGGAAATCCGGTAATCACCCTTGATCGAGTTGTTCGGATTGAACTCCATGTTCCAGTCGTAGAACGCTTCCGCGATCGGCTCGATGATATTGTCCTCGTAGTTCTCATACGCCCCGCGCATCAGCTGCCCCTGCGCATTGATCAGCATCCCGAGCCCCGAGGCCGTCTTGTTGATCATCCGGGAGTCAACGCCGGTCGTGAATTTCGGCATCCCGGAGATCTCGTCCATAAGCCGCTCGGCCAGCTCGATCAGCGACATCATCCCGTCCGACACGTCCTGAAACTGAAATTCCTTGATGATCTTGTTCGGGTCACCGTTGAATAGAAAGGTTTTGAATGGACGCATCTCGAAGGTCGAACCGGGGAACCGGTGAGACTGGCTTGCGTCGATCGCGATCATCGGCAGCGCCAGTTTCTTCGCGTCGATGAACATCCGCACCGCGCCTACGCCGATATCCGACAGGTCCAGCACGTTCTCGCCGATCCCCACACCCCGGACCTCGTATGGCACGCGCTCATAGATCGCCCAATGAAAAGGCCTTCGCTTGTTCGCCATCGGGTTCTTCGCGATCTTGATCAGCCTCGGCTTGTCCGAACTCTTCACCACATGCGCGAGAATTTCCAGGTAGCCCTTCATGTCCGAGAAATCCTGAAACCCCGCCTTTACCAGCTTCTCCACGTCGAACTTGCCGGAGTAGAACAGATAGTCCCACCCGTTCCTGCCCTTGCTCGAGGTGAATCCTCGAGCCGCCAGCTTTTCCTTCAGCCCGTCCTGCTTCTCCACGTTTGTCGGACCAACCCGCAGCGCCTCTTTGATCAGCGCCTGGTCGAAGTCCGGACGCTGCGAAAGCTCGGTCAGTTCATACTTCGACAGCACGGGATTGTGAAACACGCCCTCCCCGCCCTGGATGTCCGCCGCATACGGGAACGGCATCATCTCCATGATGTTCCGGTTCATCATCACCGGATCGATGGACTTTTGATAAACCGGCTTATAGACCCTCGTCGGTTTCATCGCCAGAACGGAAAGCAGCGTGGCCTTCGCGTCGACAACCCAGTTCTTCTTCTCCCGCTCCACCGGCATCGGAGCCTGGAAACAGCAGTTCCCGTACATGTTCAGGTCCATCAGGGATATCTTCTGCTTCTCCGCGAAGTCCGCCCGGTCCTGCTGCTCCAGGATCTCCTGCTTCATCGCCTTCGCGCCGTCCACGTTCGACTCGCCTTTGTTCGGCTCGACGTTGAACGGATCGTTCATGTTCATCAGGCTCTGGACCATCTGCGACCATGCAGCCAGCACCTTGCACTTCACGTACTTCGGATACACGCGCGAGCGCCAGTCTTCCTTCGGAGAATCCTCCGCGCGGTCCACGCCCATGTATGCGTAGTAAATATTCGTGCACTTCTCAACGAACGGACGGTGAAAGTCCCGGTACTCTCCCTCGGCCATGGTCACCAGTTCCCGCGCGATCGCGTCCTGCAGATCGGCAGCGACTCCCGGCATCTCGGCTTCCAGTTCATCCTGCTTCGTGTTTATCAGCACAGTCAGAACCTCCCCGAGAACGTCATATTCGACACCTTCACGTCTTCGTACGCCTTCACCATTGCCTTGGACAGGTTCAGGATGATGTACCGCATGCAGTCCATCAGGTGATCGTTCTCCTTCACGATCTTCCCCTTCTCGTCCCTGCGGTATATCCGGAACTCCTCGAACCAGTGTTGAAGAGATGCGAACACCTTCAGCCGACCGGTCGACAGCCGGAGCCACACATCCACAATCCCTGCCTCCACGGAGTTGAGCGCCGGTTCCAGCTTCAGCCCCAGGTCGCGATACGTGCTGATCAGCTGCTCGCCGTCCTTCTGTGCTCGTCCCCGTGCCGCCGGGTCGATAACTCCGGGGATCCACTTACCCCGCGCCTGCACAGAATTAGCATGAACCGCAGGCTGCGTTTCAGACGCATAGTGCTCGCTGTAGAGATACACGATGTCAGACTCTCGGTCCCATGCCGCCCACAGCACAGCAGTCCGGTTCCAACCCGGATCAAACGCGAACATCCTCGGCCACTCACGAGGCGGAATAAAATCCTTGACCGTGATCTCCTTCTCGTCAGCCGGATAGATCGCCCCGCTCCCCAGCTGCGGCACGCCCTTGGTCCGCGCCTGGCGTTGGTACATCGGTATGGATTCCTCCAGATCCCGCTTTTCCTTTTCCGACAAATGCGGCGCATCGTCCCAGGTAGCAGAAACCATGAACCGGTTTCCCGCAATCCCGCCCTCCGGGGCCTTGCCCTGCGGCATGAACATGAGCACCACCGCGGACAGCCCCATCAGCGGCGTAAACGTCAGCATCAGAATTCCCGAACCGCGTCCGTCCGTATCAGCAGTACGGATCAGGCACTCGGAATAGATACCCTCATCCGGTTCCTCGTCCAGCAGGATCACGTCCTTCTTCGTTCCTTCGAACGCCTTCCTGCCCTGGTCATACGACTTGAACGTGAGCAGCGACACCCCGCCCGACTTGTGTTTAATCTTCACCGTCTCGATGCCATCCGGCACGCCCGGCTTCTGGCTCACGCCCAGGATCGCATCGCCCGGAATGAGCCCACACCCCTGATCGCTCGGGATGCCAGGCTTCCCGCACATCTTCGCCTGGAGAATGTCCCGCGTCGTCTGCCTCGTCGTACCGGACGCCCACGCTTCGATCGGATGCTCGAACCTCCGGCCCTTCCACCATGCCGGGTATTCACCGGTCAAGTGCAGCGTCAGCTCGTATCCACCCATGCCCTCGGTCTTTCCCACGCGGTTCGCAGCCATCGCCGCACGTTCACGGTAAAGAGCGCCGGAAGAAAAGAACTGCATATGCTTCGGATACGCATGCCGGGAAAGCATCCCGGTTTCCGGATAGAACGAAAAAAGCTTCCGACGCGACTCACGGCGTTCCCGCTCCGCAAGCAGCATCGCAAGCTCAACCTTGTCCGCCCTCTTCAGATTTTTGATATCCGCAACAACGGTCACAGTTCAGTCCTTCCCTTCGCGCGTGATGCCGAACTTCATCTCGTCGGCCACCGCAGAAAGCGTCACCTGCTGCTTGATCAGCTCCCGCATTCTGTTCGAAAGCTTCAGCGCATCCATCCCTTCCCGACGGTGCTGCGCAATGTTCTCGGGAGACAGGTGGATCACGTTCGGGTATCCGTTCACGATGCTCCAGGTGCTCGCGAACTTGAAAACATTCGCCCGCGTAGGCCGCTCAAAAGCCGCATCCGCGTCCTTCTTGAATGCCGGCGACACCTGCGCGAACTTCTCAACAGCCTTCCTCCGCGCGTGCTCGGCAGTCTCACCTACAACGTGCCGGATCGCCACCGTCTCCACAACGACGCCATACAGCAAGAGAGACCAGTAATTCCGGTCGTTCTCCAGCACTCCGATAGCATCCCCGTTCAACAGCCGCACCCAGGTAGATTCTTTCACCAGTGCGGCCAGGGAACCGTAAAGTTTATAAACAGCCGTCTTCGGCCTTATCGCCCGCGCCACGTTCGCCGTCATTTCCTCACCTTCGATTGCAACAGCGTATTGATCCTCTTGTTCAGTTCCTCGTCCGGAAGATTCTGCACCGGCGGCGTAACATCCTCGATCCTTTGCGCCGGGAACAAGTCCAGCAACTCACTCGCCAGCCTTGCCATCTGCCTGCGCTCCTGGTAGTCCGGAAACAGCACCAGTGGATCATCCACGCTGATCACCCGAACCGCCCGGAGCCCGTCATCCACGATCCCCGCTATACGGTCGATCCCGACATTCGCCTTCTTCAGTGCCGTTTCAAGAGCCGCCCGTACCCCCGGCTGATTCGTAAGCTCCGAAGAATTGCTCCGCGCATTCGCCTCGGAAATCCCCGCCGCAACCAGCGCCTCTTTTTTCGTCAACCCCTTCGCCAGTCCCTCGGCGATTTTGATCTGCATCTCCGTAGGCTTTACCGGAATCCCTGAAAGTCCCTTGAGTTTCCTCTGCCCTGGAGTTTTCTTGATGCTTGGTGCCTTTGCTTTCGGTCCTCGTTGTCCCATAAAAATAAAAAAGGGCCTCGGATTTCTCCGGACCCTTACCGCCTTGAATAGACTTCTCGCACTACAGTGCCCCAATGATTACACAGAAACAACAAAAAGAAAATAGGGTTTAAGTGGTGTTTGAGTGGGTGTTACGCCTTTTGAACCACCTTTTTGACGCTTCTTTCACTTCCTCGACGTTTACCACAGGCTTGTTCTTGTGATGCTTGATAGTTACCCCGATCTCCTTCAGCCTCCCAACCGCAGCATCCCAATCCGTCAGGTCCAGGAGCGTGCAGATGCTGCGATGACCGCGTGCCTCAATCGGTTGAACCATGTCTCCTCCCTTCAGCGTGATTTGAATAGGCTTCCCTTTTCGCGGAGATACTTCGATCTTTACAAACACGACGCAGCCCCTCCTTCCGCAGCCATCACTTTAAAGTCAGGCCCGCTGATCTGCGGCCCAGTGATGTCCCGTCCCTCCAGCGCCATCTGTGCCAGAAACGGCCAGCGCGTATTCAGCGACCGGAAAAGCCTTTTCGCATCCCCGCTCAGTTCCGGAGGCATCATCTCCGGATTGCGTTTCAGTGCCGCTGTCAGTTCCTGCTTTGCTCTTCTGCCCATGACCTCATCCTCGCTCGGAAGTACTTCCGGATCGATCCAGTCCTTCCACGTCCCGTCACGGATAAAATTGTTCGGGTACTTGATCCCCTTGCCTCCCTGCTCCAGGCA